AGATTAACAGCCATAACACCTTACTCCTTAGCTGATGCCAGTTGGGCCAGCGCCGTTGCTGCGGAAGATTTCGTTATTGAAGCCGACGATCACATTGCAATACTGCGTTGTGGGGTCGCCGCCGTTCTGGAAACCAACTTGGTAGTCAACGATGATGAATGGGAACGTGACGGTTGTACCGACTGACGAAAGATATGCACCCGAACGACCGGTTGAGGTATTGCCCGTACCAATGGAGAACTGGGCATACTGGCCCTGAACACCAGAAGTCTGGGTAGTTAACGTACCGGTAACTGGGAATGCAGTCGTGCTGGTTTGAACGATGAAGCGCGATGCTGGATCGTCAATGACGTAAGCAATTACGTCGCCCGTTGCATCCGAACCCGGCCAGTAAGACGACCAAACGGTGCGCTTCTGGGAGGTCGAAAGATACTGGCAACCAACGAAGATACCGGCAAGGGTAGTTGTGCCGGGTGCTGCTTGAGTAATGTAACCATTGGCGGTTCCAACGACCGGCATAACTGGGTCGCCAGTGTAGATCGCCGTGGAGTTGCTAGACGCAATACGACGGGAGGACTGTGCGAACGTAGGAGCGCCGCCAGCACCACCCTGATATTGCGTAAAGCCAAAATACGCTTGCGTATTAGCCATTGCAAATTTTCCTGAGTGATGAGGTTGCTATGCGCCCGGCACCGCCAACCCCTAGAATATGTTAAGCCGCCTCCCCGGGGGCAGCTGTCTGGGTGGACTTAGTTGTCCTTCGGAACCGGCATCGGTTCGTAACCCTTGCTAATATTAGGACGGACCTTAGCGTGATCGCGGGTCATAGTCCCATCGGGTGCATTGCTAAGTTGTTGTTCTTTAGCACGGACCTGATTTCTAGCACGCCGCAATTCTACCTGACGCGCTTCATCTGTCAACTCCTTTGGTCGTTCCATCAGAATCATACCGTCACGTTCAATCGTTGCATACTTTCCAGTAGGCATTGTTTCTGGATGACGATCTGCTGGTACGGGTTCCCAACCACCACGGGCTAGTTCAACCTGATAGGCTGGATCTTCCTTACCAAGAAGGGTCTTGCGCTTCCATTCATAGGACCAACCATCCGGTACATCCCTAGAATCTATATGGAATCTGTCCATTTCGTCCAAATCATTGCCACCGCGATGCCCACGAATTTCAGCAGTACGTGCAGCAGCCCTAGCGCGGGAATCATCGGCACGCATGGCAGGACGCATTTCAGTTTTACGGCCAAAAGCCTTTTTAACTTCGGTTTCTTCAGTCATAATTTACTCCTATCGGTTAAACCGACCCTCCTTTTGAGCCAAAACTTTGTTTTTAGCGTATTCTTCGGGGGTCATTTTCATCATTTCAGCCATTTCACGTTCAGATGCAGTCAATTTGACCACATTTGGACGTCCATTATTGCTGCTGGCTGTACGACTAGTGGGTGCAGCGGGTGCCGATGTACGCTGCTGGCGTACAGATGCTGCCGTTGATTGCGGATTTTCTGCCGCTTCAACTGATTCGTTTTGCTGCGGGGCAGAACGATAGCCCAATGACCTTTCTATAAAGTCAAAATAGGCGTCCGAATCAGGCACGTATCCGTCAGCAACCGCAAAATTGTGCGCGCCGACCATTTTGGCGTACAATTTCTGGTCATTAACGCATTCTGGGTGATTTCTTACCCATGCAGCAGACCGCGGGGACAGTTGTGATGCAACTTGTTCAACAGGGTCCATTTGTCGTGGCATTGGTTGAACTGGATTTGCCAGTTGTTGTTCCAATGCAGACCGACCATTTTCCAATTGTAGCAATTTGGCGGAATTAGCTGCCATTGCTTCTTGGATATTAGCCGCACGATCAAAGTCACCAGCAGCCATAGACGCACTATAGGCGGCTTTTAAGCTATCGGTGTTCTGTTTTACGGTCGTAATAGCGCTTTTGATAATCATCAAATTGCCATCTTGGACTTCATGTTGCGCCCTATGTGACGCAAGTTCATGTTGTCTTGCCCGCTGTTCGGCTTCAGCACGGGCAATCTGTTCCCGTTCTAACTTTGCCTTTAATTCAGCAATGCCCTGTTCAGGGGTTTCTTCATCGTTAGATGCTACTTTAGTAGTAGGTTCATCTACCGTGTCATCTGCAAGAATAATGTCTTCATCTTGCAATACGGTGTTGTCTTCAGTCATGATTATTTTCCTTACCAGACAGCATCAGGCGCGGAAACGCGACCACGGATGTCGTAATCCGCAATCATTCGGCACATGACGTTATGAACATTGATGTTCCAACCATCACCCGGACGGCAAACAACCCAATCGCCCACTTCAACCTTGATGTCTTTGAACCAAGTGTCTTCTTCATCTTTGAAAGCGGTTGGGCCTTTTTTGACGACAAGGCCGACTTTGCCCTGCCATTTATCTTCGTCGCGGGTCTGTTCTGACAGCATAATGCCGCCCTTGGTCTTGTTAGGACGAACATAGATCGCAACTAAAACCTGATTATTAAATACTTCTAGATCGTCCAACGGACCCATTTCATCAAGCAAAGCCTGCTTAGGGTCGGTATCATGGTGCATTCGCATAAATGGCATCGCGGTCATTCCCTTTCTCCATTTGATACAAGCCGATCAGCTTCGGCCATTAGTTCGTAACAAGATTGGAGACCGGAAATTTCGCCTTGCCTACGGCGCAGATCTTCAAGGTTAGGAATGAAACCCGTGCTTATTTCTTCTTTAAGCTGGGTTAACCGTTCCTCAACCAATCGTGCCAGTACGACACTGTAGCGACCTGCAACCGTAAACATAACTGCCCTCCAAGCGCGTTACATGAACGGAAGTTATGTCTGACATGAATTATTTTAAACTGTGGATAGGTAGATATGCCCAATAGAAAAGGCCGGAGATTGCTCCCCGGCCCATATTCTATGTAAATTACTTACTGGATTAACGGTGCGATTGGATTTCCGTCTTTTCCAAACGACCTTCGCCAGAACCCGAACCAGCATCCATATCTTTGTACGAACGGTAAACGCGGCCACCAGACTTACGTGCCATTGGAGGCATGCCGGGAGGTGGTCCCATTGGTGGCATCTGTGGTGGCATTTGCGGTGGCATCTGTGGAGGCATACCGCCACCCATAGGAGGCATCATTGGTGGACGTGGTGGCATTGGAGGAGCGCCAGCGCCCGGAATCATTGGCTGTGCCTGTGGATTTGCACCTGCGCCGTGTGGGGAAACAACAATATTAATATTGGTTTTGCCTTTTGCACGGCCACCAGACTTACGGGCCATACGACCACCCGGAACAACACCCGGGATCTTTGTCATGCTGTCGCCTTCAAAAACAGAACCGCCCTTGGCATGGTGCATACGCTTAAGCGTCTTAGCCAAATTAGCCTTTTTAGCCAAAGATGGGTTTTTGCTATGCGTAGCTTTTTCCAACTTCTTAGCTGGAATCTTTTCGCCAGCAGGAACATGAAGCGCCTTATGAAGCGAACCCGGATGCTTAATAGCACCTTGAATCCACTTTTCGCCGCCATGTGCCTTACCCGTCCGGGCTTCAGGCTTAACCATCTTGCGAATCAGTGCCTTATCTTCGGCAACATCAGGATGTTCTGCTTTGCCGCCCTTCTTCATACCTAGCATGGCATTACGAAGCATTCCCTTGGTAGGTGCGCCCTGTGGCATACCGGGGATTGCACCGTAAGGCATGCCGCCGCCAATATCCTTCTTGGTACGGCCACCCTTCTTAAAGGTTGGGCTTGCACCTACAGGAATACGTTCGCGTGGCATAGCGGTTGGGCGTGTTGGTGGAATTGGAGCAGGACGCGATGGAAGACCACGGCCCATTTGACCGCGTGCAATTTCATCAGCCCGAATCAATCTTGCAATATCATCAGCCGAACCGCCGTCGTCCTTCTTAATGCGGCCACCCTTCTTCATGCCGCCAGTATGACCAATACCTTCACGGTATTCATTGGCTTTCTTTACGTCGCGGTTGATGTACCGATCAACAGGAGGCATTTCGCCTGACTTACCGCCTGCCTTCTTAACAGGACGGTCTGCGCGCTTTTTAGCCATCTTACCTTCAACGGCTTCAGCTGCCTTTACTTTACCACCGCGTTTATATGCACGTGGGCTAATAGGACGTAGGCCCGTCTTAACACCTGCATTTAAAGCTGGTGGAGGCGTCCAATTAGACGAATCAACCTTTTCAACCGGATCGTTGGCCGTCATCATCTTTAGTTTTTTGGCAGCGCCTTCGCGGGATGCCTTACGAATATCTTCCATGGGTTAACCCTTAAATAAGGCGGCGTCCCGCCGTTGTGATCACAATAGTATTCTAACCTTAATCTACTATTTCAACAACGCCTTTCCGCATTAACCGTAATACTGATTGCCATTAGCTAATAGCAAAGCATTTTTAATAGCTTGGGCATATTGTGCTTGTCTTAACGCACTAGCATTAGCCCCAAGGTCCGCATAACCCGTACCAGTAGATGACGCCTGTGCATTTGGCGGCACATACGGTTGATTTACACCCGGCAGTTTGAATGCCGTGTTTGCAATTGCCGGAGTTGTATCAGTTGGTGATACAGGTGCTTGTGGGGCCACAATATCCGGCGCAACATATCCATGCTTATCAAACGGACCGGGCTTTGCATTAGCCCTCATTGTCTGAATATCGCTGATGGCTTTATTATACGCATCAATGTCACTAAGTCCTTGATCCGTATATTGTTTATAGAATTTATCCAATTGCTGTTGCGTGCTTAATCCAAACAATCCAGCAATCTTTTCAGCAATGTCTGGTCCTTGCAAATCACGCAATGGGATTGGCGGGGTTGGCACATTACCGGCTGTTGGCATGGCTTGGGCTGTTCCACCACCACCCGTTACCGCTGCTTCACCACCGGTTCCACCAAGATTTTGGGTAATGGTATCACGCGCCAACCGCAGTGCAGCATCAGATGGTCCAGCACCCAAACTAGGTGTAATGGCATCACGATACGCACGAACTGCGCTATACGGCGTTGAAGGCATACCAGTTGTATCCCCAGTCATAGGGCCAGTTCTGGATAATGCTGCATTTAGTGCGGCATCGGATGATTCAACACCTAAATTTGGCGTGATAGCATCACGATATGCACGAACTGCACTATATGGCGTTGAAGGCATACCGGATGTATCGCCTGTCATTGGCCCTGTTCTGTATAATGCTGCAATTAACCTAGTTACCGTGTCGTCACCGGAATTTAACGCAGTTTCACCGTCAACACCTGTTAACGGACCAGTACGGGATAATGCTGCATCTGTTGATGTTCCAGTGTTACCACCTGTTAACGGACCAGTACGGGATAATGCTGCATCTGTTGATGTTCCACTTGTTCCACCCGTGAACGGACCTGTTCTGGATAATGCCGCGTCGGTGGATGTTCCTGTATACCCGCCGGTAAACGGACCAGTGCGCGACAATGCCGCGTTTAATGCTGTACCGCTATCGCCACCCGTTAATGGGCCAGTACGGGACAATGCGGCGTTTAACGCAGTCCCACTATCACCACCAGTTATTGTACCAGCGCGGGATAATGCTGCATCAAGCAATCTTTGATCAGGCGATGTTACGCTTGGCGTATCACCAAGACCTGTCACTGGTCCTGCACGCATCAACAACGCATTATTGGCATTCATCGCAGCGTTTTCCGCTGCATCAGCTTGCGCCTTAATCGCATCCTGAAGTTGTTGTTTTTCAACATATTGGGCATTGGCCGCATCTAATAATTCATTTGACATTCCAGTAGCTTGCGTTGGATTAGCTACAGATAATTCACCAGTCGCAGGGTCCCTTACCAAGGTTTGGTTTGGACTTGGCTGAACAATTAAATCTTGAGGTGTTAATTGTGTATCAGGATTAAATGCGGGCGTTGCTGCTTCCGCCGGTGATACAACAAAATTACCAATTGCCGACGCCGCGTTAGAAGCTAATCCTAATGCGCGATCAACCATTGATGGCTGATTTTCTTCTTTAGTTTGTTCAGATGGTTTTTCTTCTTGCGGACCACGTTCTACAGAAAAACCTTTTTGATCGGTATCGCTAGTATCTTTGGTTTCCGTGTCTTTGGTTTCGGTATCTTTAGTTTCACTTTCGTGATCCGGCCCACCTTCTTCAAAATGCTTACGTTTTTTCTTTTTCAATGGTTCTTGAGCTAGCTTCAACGCAAGTTTGATCGGGTCTTGTGCCATGATCTAATTCCTTATTGGATCGGTGCATTTGGGGCGGCATTAAACGCTGGTTCATTCCCTTCCAGCCGTTGCAACATACCCGGATTAATTAACTGATTGATAATATTCAATGATTGCGGGTTACTAGCAATTTCTTCCGCCAACTTAATCGCCGCCAACCGTTCACGGCTTTCACGATCCCGCTTGCGGTTAATCGCATCCAACTGGCTATCTTGTGCCTGCTGCTGGACTTCCGCCATCTTAACCTGTGCATCAACCATCTTAGCTTGATCAACCGGTGCAGGTGTTCCGCCAGATTTAGTCTGCGCTTCAAGCATCTTAGCCTGTGCTTGGATCATCTTAGCCTGTGCATCAGACTGCTTGGCTTGTGCCATTGGATCAGGTTGTGGTGGCTGCATAGACAGGAATTGATCCGCATTTTCCCACCCAAGGGCGCGAAGTGCTTCACGGTTAACCGCCATCAAGTCATACAATTGCGGTGCCTGCTGCGCCATCTGGACCAATGCAGATACCTTCATCATGCGCTGCATATGGGATGCCGTGTTGGGATCAGATTGCGGAATAAGGTCAATATCATCCAATGCTTTAAGGAATACGGCTTCATCCCATGGTGCCGCTGGTTTGCTATTGCGCTGCCAGAATGATTCGGGGTGATCCCTGAATGTTTCAGCAATCATCTGAAGTTCTTCAGCCTGCGCCGCGTGCATGCGCTTATGAACGCTAGACAGGATTTTTGTCGCCTGTTCAATCAATGCAACCGTTGTTCCAACAGGAGCATCTTGCCTGCCTTCGCCAACCGGCACATCAGCCGTGCCACCCAAACGCTGGGCATATTCGCCAATGTTTTCAATCAGCGACATCAATGCGCCAGACGGTTCCTTATACGGCAAAGGCATGACCGCCTGATTAATAGGCATATTGCCGGTATCAATCTGTGCGCCGCCGCCGGGAGGAACCCGGAAGATATTGCTGTTCTGGCGTCCACCAGCCTTTGCATAAAGGAAGCCGGGGAAGTTGGCATACATACCGGCGTCAAGCAGTTCGCGCCATCCCGCCGTGACCGCATTGGTAGCATTACCAAGGATCTGGAGCAGACCAATGCCATAAAAACCAAGGCCGGGAATGTAGACATAGTGAACAAAGCACTTCTTGGCCGTTGGGAATAACTGATCATCTTCCTTGTAGTTCCTAACAATAGAAAGGATTTGCTTAGATGATACGTCAATCGTAACACGATACGGCACTTCCAATCCCGATGGAGCGCCATCCATAACGTGTTCATGGCCCTTGATGTCTAATTCACAGTAGCATTCGTAGATTTCCCGATCACGGTCTTCCGCGTAATTTGAATCAACCGTCACGCCTTCAATGGCGCTGCTTTCAAGCTGAACAGGGTCCGCGTTCTTTGGTGTTACTTGGCTAAGGATTACATCCTTGTAGACGCCCATAAGCTGCATCCGCTTAACCACAGACGGACGCATATAGATACGATGCGTAATACGACGGGCATTATCCAAATCAGTGGCTTCGTTGTTTACGATCAAATCATCTGCATCAACTGATTCGGATACCGGACGGTTGCGTAATGGGCAGAAGTAGACCTTCTTAAAGCCCGAACCACCAAAGCCCTGCATAAACAACATCTTGTCCGTGTCAGGATAATATTCCTTAGCCGTAACGGTCAGATAATGGTTCATGTCCTTTTCAAAGGCATCAGCCAACCAATCGCTATCTGGCTGGGAATAGTTGCTATCGTCCCGCACCTTGACTGGACCATCAACCGGCAGCAGTTCCGATCTAGCGTTAGCCTGATGGCGCAATACTGCTTCAAGCAATAGCGGATGGCGAACTTTGGACATACCTTCAATCGGCGCACCATCGGCAGCGCCTTGTAATCCCGGTACTTCTATCTTCAATCCCAATAGCCGTAAGCCAATAGCCCGGTCTTCAATCCATTCCTTGCGGCTTTCCAGATCGGAATCAATGCCACGAAGCAGTTCATCGGATATGCGGGATAGTTCTTGGTCTTCTAAATCTTCAGCAAGGTTAGCATACCAGCTTGTGTCTTTACCCTTGTCCGCACCAGCGCCTAATGGCTTGCCGTCCAAACTAATGCTGATTGATCCATCTGGATGTTCAATACGAAGGATATTGCCCTTCATATCCATTTCAGGCAGGTCTTCGCTGTCATCCGCCATTTCAACAATGACATCCATCCCTTCAACGGGAGCCGCTTGATCCTGATCCTGATCAAGACGCAGATTGGAAACTAAGCCGGGAGTTAATGCCATGTGTTACACCGGATAAAGCGGGACATTCTGCGAATTGCCCCTAAATGTCTTCGAATCCGCCAAAGCCGCAGTACGTTCAGCGCCACGTTCTATCATACCTGTAGAACGCAACCATGACAACGCCTGTGTCACGGTATCATGCAAATCATCGTGTTTTCCTTTTGGAAACTGTTCTGATTGCGTCACAACCATGTCTGCCCACGCCCTTTCAAGCGGGGCCATGATTAATCCTTCAGCGAATAAATGCTGTACGGAATAAGTTCTTGCGACTTTATCTTGAGACTTTGGATCAAAGAACAGTACGCCCCAATCCTCATGGCCGTATATCCGCCGGATCTCCTGCGCTACGCTAATGCCAGCCGCTTTGTTTTCAATCAGAACGGTATCAACCTTCATTTTCTTGGCAATTTCAGCAACCTTTTCAACCAAAGCATGGAATTCTACCCGGCCTTGCCATGCGTTCATTAGCATGATCCGTGGAACTTCTGCCCCATCTTCTGACTTAGATATACGGCTGGCAATGATTTCCCCGTTAGGGCCAATAGTCCGACTAGTCAGACCAGTAGCCGCTCCAGTATCATCCCAGACGCCCCAAACTGTAATTGCGCTAAAGTCACCTTCAAACTGCTTTGTGCCATATGCCGTATCCACACTGGCGACAATATACTTCATGGCAGGGAATGCTTCATTTTCCCATGGTTCCCAATAGTCCCGCTTGATAATACCGCCGCCCTTTGGCGATGGAGACTGTTGTAACTGACCAGAAGAACCATACGGTCCCAATTGCCGTTCTAATAGAATGACAGCCTGTTCATCAAACCGATCCGGCACCAATAGTTCGCCGTCGTAGGTTCTGGGATCAGACCATCCAATGATATTTGGATAGATAATTCTGGCACGTTCCGAATCATAACGCATTGGCAGCATCAGATGCGTCCAGTCATCATAATCCCGTGCCAAGATGTGACCTGTCAGGTCATCTTCATGGAGCCGCTGCATAACCAAGATCATAGCGCCGGTCTTGGCATTGTTCAAACGGGTGGACAGCGAATTGTCAAACCAGTCAATCGTTCCCTGCCGAACCAGTTCTGATTCCATTTCTATGGCGTTGTGAGGATCGTCTATCAGGATTACCGATCCACCTTCACCCGTCAGCGCACCGCCGACCGATGTAGCTAGCCTGTAGCCGCCTGCGCTGTTTTCAAACCGGATCTTGGTGTTCTGGTCCGATGTGATTTTAAAGTTGTTGCCCCAATAGCTTTGATACCACGGGGATTCAATCAAGCGTCTGGTCTTCAAGCTATCCCTAATAGACAGCGTCTGGGCATATGAAGCATGGAGGAACTGAACGCCCGGACCAGTGGTTGGCGTCATATGAGGCTGCGCCCAGACCCAAGCATCAAATGCCACCAACATGGACGATTTAGACGTTCTAGGCGGCTGATTAATGATTAAACGTCGTATATCCCCGTCAGCAACCGCTTCTAGATGTTCCGCAATGGCTTCCATGTGCCAACCGGGGCTAAATGGGTTTGGATCAATGTACTTCCAACCCGCCTTCATGAATGCGTAAAGGCTTTCTTCGTATAAAGCCTTTTTCTGCTCAAAAATGCTTCCTTTAAGATCTAATGGGCCTTTTCCCCTTATAAGGTGATTAGCCTCCGGCAGTTCCATCAACATCGGCTTCTTCCGTTGCTAAAGCCCGTTCTAAGGCTTCAATAAGCATTTCACGCATTTCTGGATCAACATCTTCGGCTTTTATAACCCGTTTATGTTCCATTTCAATCGGGCCACCGTCTTTGCCGGTAATCTGAACATCTTTAGATTCCCGCCAACCGCCACGGGTTTTTAGAAAGAATTGTTGCGCTGCACCAGAATCGGGCCGATCAGATATTGCCCGCTTGTATAGTTTGGAACCAACCATCGCGATGGCTTTAGCCAACCCCAATTCAAAGTCTTCTTGATGGTGATCCCGAAACGTATCCGGCGATATGTTTAGTATTTGATATATTTCATAACGCCGTAATCCGCACGCAGCCATAAGGCTAACCTGCTGACGGGTCTGTTCCGTTGGTTCATAACGTGGCCTACCGCGACCGCGTTCAGGCAATTCTTTGGGCTTTGATATCTTCATAGGTTTTGGCATCACTGCCCTCCAATATAGCTTTTTGGCCGGTGAAGTCTTGCCACCGGATTATAGCAACATCCACATAAGCTGGGTTTAGTTCTATGGCATGACAAGACCGCCCTGTCATTTCACAGGCTATGATCGTTGTACCCGAACCAGAAAAAGGTTCATAAATAGCTTGTCCGGGCGATGAATTGTTTTCAATCGGGCGTTTCATACATTCTACAGGCTTTTGCGTGGAATGTCCTGTTTCAGATTTCTTGGGTTTGTCTATTTGCCATAGGGTAGATTGCTTGCGACCACCGTCATAATGCCCCGGCTTGCCTTTACGCACGGCATACCAGCAGGGTTCGTGATGAGGATGGTAATCTCCCCGCCCAATAACAAACTGGCTTTTAGCCCATATAATTTGCGCCCTAATGCCAAAATCACACGCTAATAGACTTTCAGCTACCGTATGCGCCATATTGCCAGCGTGCCAGACGTATGCCACGTCGCCGGGAAATAAAGCCCATGCTTCACGCCAATCGGCTTTATCGTCGTTTTCTACCTTGCCAATGGCTTTCCCGCCAATTGCTTTGCCATTTGCCCTTTTAGCATGATTTCTCCAATCGGCATCATATTCCACCCCATAAGGCGGATCAGTCACCATCAAATGCGGCTTTACGCCATTAAGCACTTTTTCAGATACAAGCGCATCCGTGCTGTCCCCGCAAATAATCCGGTGCTTACCAAGTATCCACACGTCGCCCAATACGGTTACAGGATCGGCTGGCGGTTCAGGAGTTTCATCCGCGTCGGTTAATCCTTCGGTTGGGTCATTCAATAACCCTGCCAAGGTTTTGTCATCAAAGCCAATCAAGTCCAGATCAAAGTCATCACCGGCCAATTCCTGTATTTCAACCTTCAGCAGGTCCATGTCCCAGCCAGCGTTAAGGGCTAATTGATTGTCGGCCAATATATAGGCCCGTTTCTGGGCTTCCGACCATCCAGTGGCAGTCATGACCGGAACTTCTGAAAGACCTAGCTTACGGGCCGCCATAACGCGACCGTGGCCCGCTATAATGCTTCCCTTATCATCGCATAACACTGGCGTGGTCCAACCCCATTCCCGGATCGACGCAGCTATTTGGGCAACCTGTTCATCCGAATGCGTTCTGGAATTACGCGCATAAGGTATCAATTCTGATACTTTTCGGCGTTCAACTTGGTCGGCAGGCCACTTAATGTCATCCATTGCGATAAATTCCGTTCGTTATATTATACGTTTTTGTTCTGTTTAGCGGATTTGTTTGTTTTATCAGTCTTTTTATTTCGTATTTTACGACCATCGATCTTTTGCTCATTTTGAACATTAATCGCCGCCGGTTTTTCCTTCTTAGAATCCTTAATATCTACAGCTACATACTTAATAATCATTCTAACTATATATCTTTGGTACGGATACTAATATCATCCTTATATATGATACCTATTGTTATATATATGATTGCAAGACATATGCCCAATTCAATATGTAAGCAATGCTGACCTGATTATTCCAGAAAAAAGACAATAGTCCGCTTTCCGCTTCTCCCCCCCGTCATAAAGACAGGGATGCGGACCGGGGAGGGGTATGCGACACCGTTTACCCACAGATGCCTTACTGGAAGTCCCAGCTATCGGAGGCCAGTCCGTCCCCCGGATACTATGTGTATCCTGCCATGGGGTCTGATAAGTCTGTGGCTATCCCTACGCTCACCCAGCAATAGGGCCGTCGGAAACCCGTCAGTCAGACGGTAAAGTTCCGGCGATGTCTTCCTTAGTGTTTATAGGCCACTAACACGCCTTAATTCTATATATCGGGAGAACTATCAAAGACCCGTCTGAACCCGCACCAAGCATTTACTCAATCGGCTATTCTGCCGGGTAATACCTTATATGTTCACAAGGCCTACGGATTCCACTTGATCAGACGGTCGTCTAAATGTATCTTCTGCGTTGTCTGAACCTTGAAGCCCGCTAAAGCCTTGTTGTGGTTCAGATTGGCCCTGCTGTTGAGTATCTCCAGCGGGGCCATCTTTTTTTAATCTACATCTTTGGTTCGGGCAGTTCAAACAAATAAAATAAAAATAATTATAAAAATCTGCATTTTCCCTATTTACAATATCATACAATTCGCATACATTATTTATACGGTGATTGGAAAGCACCGCAACGCAGGAGATGAAAATGACACTTCCAAAGATTATTATGACTAAAAAAGTTGACGCAAATAACAACCAGCCATTTGAAGTTTCTTTGGTCTACCGCAAGGCAGGCTGGAACGGTTACAGCGATGTTGCTGACACATGGTTTGTTCGGACGGAAAACCTACATCCACGCGATACACGGTGGTTTCACAAAGCGTTTGATAATAAACACGCAGCATTAGACGCTTATTGCAACATTGATTAATAAAAGGGGGCTTCGGCCCCCTCACATTTTTTAAACCGCTACGTCTATCAGTTGTAACCCGCAGGAGATGACAATGACTATCGAAGAACAAATTGAAGCCCTTCAGACCGAATTCGCCCCATTGTGGGATAAGGCTATGAAACTTAATGATGAGGATACCAAAAAGGCATTAGAAGCTATTAAAGCCACTGTAGAAGATATGGAGGAAAGCATCATCAATGAGGAAATAGACCGGTGGACCGCCCAATTTGACGCTAATTGGGACCGTATTGCCGATAATCATTAATATTGGGGGCTTCGGCCCCCTTTTATTTCTTATCTAGTTCATCTTTAAGCCCTAGCACCATCCGCTGGGCATATGCCAAATCAATCAGCTGGCTTAACTTTTCTTCGTATTTGTCTATTTCAGCTTTGTAGCTTTCTAATAAATCTGCGGCTTGCCATTCTGCCGTTGTTTCTTTAGGCCACGTAGATACCCCAGTCTTAGGGTCACGTTCCCCATCTTCAGCATCTTGGGCAATATCCCGCAATATTTCTAATAATTCGCGATAATTATTGGGATCAAAAACCTTCTTACTAAATTCCGTAACAATCATATTGTGTTGTTCTAGCCAATCTACGTACCAATCCATTATCAAGCCCATAGCTGTTCTCCTTATCCGCGCCAAGAAATACGTCGTAGAATTGTATCGCCTTCATGTTCTGGATCAAATACAAACCAACCATATGGCATCGTACTGCCCGCCTGCTTTGGCCCCATCCAGCCTTCACGGTGCAACATAGGCAACCGTTCTATCCCGGCGAAGATATGCGAACACTTAGCCATTATATCAGATCGGCCAGCACCTTCTATAGCCATTAATCTTAATAATGCGACAAATACGCATCCCAAATCTAATCCATGGCGGATAAACTGATTCGCCAACTTATATGGCGGATTGGTCACGATAGTCATACTGGTCATCGGTGGTACGGTTTCCATCAGGAAATCTATACCGGTTTTGATATAATTGTCCCTGCCGGGATGATCCACTAAGTCTTGGGCAGATACCACATATCCTTCGTGGACCAATACACGGCTGATTGCGCCCCTGCCAGCGCAAGGTTCCCAGACAAAAGCATTTGGCGGTTCCCAATGACGCAATAACGCCCGAACAGCAATATCAGGGGTTTCATACAAATCGTCTTTGCGTTCCTTTAATGCAGCCCGATCTGCCCCTTGCCTCATAGTTTATTTCTCCTATACGCGAATGAGTATTAATTAACATTACACGGTTACTTGTATGCGGGAAATGGCGTTAAATGATCTAATATGGTCACTCACCCTCCTTCAGTGCGGCTTTATCAAAGATGTAACTATATCGCGATACATATTATCATATGTATGATTAAGCGGTTGTTTATTTTGTTCAAGAATAGGTTTAATTTTCAACCAATTATCATGTTTCCATTTTATGCTGTCTTTAAACGCATCAATACCGTCATTTAGTCTTTTTAATTCTTCCCGCAAACGAACAATCTCATCAGCGGCTTCATTTATTGTTTTCCAAGTGTATGATTCGCCACCCTTGTTATTCCGTAACCGTTTTACAATATCCATCATCTTACTGACCCTAATCCAATAACAATGGCCGTTATTATGTAGGCATGATCAGCCATTTCATCACGGTTTTTTTCATTTTCCCCCCGATGGGAAATGCATTCCTTAATATTTTGCAATGCAATTTTTAAAATTTCTTTTTCCTCCCGCAACTGTTCAATTTCGTCGGTGGCTTCAACTTGAATACCAATGTTTATCAATCTTCTTATTACGGCAATTTTGTTTGGACCCGCAAAGGTTTGTGATTTTACATAATTAATTTGTTTAGCGGTAAGCAATAATTCTATAGCACTTAAAACTTGTTCTTTTGGCGTTGTTTTGATTTTTTCCCATTCAATCATTTTGGTGACTCCGGTAATGGCATCCAATGGGAAGGTTCGTAAGCGTATTCAGTGCCAAAGTTACCGTCCCATACCCACCAATCTCCATCAAAACTTGAAATGTAAATGGTTTTTTCATAGTCAACTTGACCAAATTCATTATCCACCCTTAAACCACTGTAAATAAGAATTGGTGTGCCATCCTTTGGCGCGGTTGATATAGGTTGCCATTCAGTCATGATGCACCATCCCGCAATAGCCTTTTCCTGTACCTTCAATAAATTGACCAGAATTTCTATCTATTGCATCTTTATAAGGGTGATCGCCAATTCTGATCCAATGTGGTTGCGGGTCCGGCTGATATT